AGGGCTATTGTCCTGCCCGCCGATCCTACGCCGATCCAAAATCCGCGCGTTCAGGACTATTATTCGGCAGAAACAACCACAATTGCTGTGTCTCAAGGCGCTCAAACAGACCCGACAACGGGCATTCCGATCTACCCGACTGTCAGTCTTGTCACCGAAAACGGCCAATCAATCACAACGCAGCCTATCGGCCAGCCGGTTGGTCTTGATCAGAGCGCCGTCATGCCCCTCAACAACCAGACGACATACCGTGTGGCGCTTCCTCTTTTGTCCGTGACATCAAATGGAACAAACACCATTACTGTCACCTGTTCGTCGCCGCATGGACTTTCAACCAATGACCAAATTGCCGTTGAGGGACTGTCAAATAATGCCGCAGACGGTTTTTATAGTGTCACTGTAACCACAGCTACGGCATTCACTTATCAAACGAACAATGCTATACCTGCGAACGGCTTGTTGCAAAGCACCACGCTTATGGTGACCGCACTGGTCGGGCTGCCTTATGGCTATACTCAGATACCACAAACTGGGCCTGCGACATGAGCAACATTACAATCACGAACCTCCCAGTTCTGACTAGCCTCAGCGGCACGTCGCTTCTTAATGTCGTGCAGGGCGGAACATCGTATGCCGTTAGTGCCCAGCAAATCGCTAATCTCAACGCAAACGGCGGAACTGTCACGTCGATTACGGCGCAGTCTCCGCTGTCAGGCGGCACAATTACGACGACAGGCACGATTGGTTTGAACACGAATAGTGTCACCAATTCATACCTTTCCCCGATGGCGGCGAACACCATCAAGGGCAATAATACGGGCAGCGCGGCGCAACCGCAGGATTTGACTGTTTCTCAAACAATGACTTTGCTCGGCGCGGCACCGCTCAATTCGCCCGCCTTTACCGGAACACCAACCGCCCCAACACCGACATCATCTGATAGCAGCACACAAATCGCCACGACGGCATTCGTCAAAGCGCAAAGTTACGGGACAGGTACTGTCACGTCTGTGACGGCAGGAGACGGCCTCAACGGTGGCACAATCACGACAAGCGGCACAATTTCTTTGCCAAGCACCGGCGTCACGGCGGGAACATATGGCACAAGTTCTGCGTTGTCTCGGTTTACGGTTGATGCCTATGGCCGCCTGACATCAGCACAAAGTATTACAATTGTTCCGTCAAATATTGGCGCTGCGGCTTCCTCGACAACAATTACGGCGGGTACTGGGCTCACCGGTGGCGGCGATCTTTCCGCAAACCGAACCATTTCTCTTGCACCGATCACTACAAATTACGTCGTTGCAAATGCGACAGGCTCAACAGCCGCGCCCGTTGGGGTTTCTTTAACATCATTGCTTGATGCCGTGTTTGGCACGGGTCAGGGCTCGTTTCTGTATAGAGGAGCGGGCACTTGGGTGGCGCTTTCTCCCGGCATTGCTGGCCAAATTCTTCAAACACAAGGCGCGGGAGCAAATCCTGTTTGGGTTAGCGCGGGCGGCACCGGCACGGTCACGAGCATTGGCGTCGGCACCGGTTTAAGCAGCAGCACCACAAATCCAATTACATCATCCGGCACAATTAGCATTGCCAATACGACGGTGACGGCTGGCTCTTATGGTGGTGCGTCGTCTGTTCCGTCAATTACAGTCAATGCACAAGGCCAATTGACTGCGGCGTCAGCGACGGCAGTTGTTGCTCCCGCTGGCACTCTTTCTGGCTCAACGCTGAATAGCACGGTTGTCAATTCATCTCTTACAAGCGTTGGAACAATTGCAACAGGCGTTTGGCAAGGAACGACGGTTGGTGTTGCATATGGCGGCACTGGCACAACGACATCAACCGGCACGGGCTCCGTGGTGCTGTCAAATTCGCCGACGCTGGTGACCCCGACCCTCGGCGCGGCATCTGCCACCAGCGTTGCGATGACGACCGGCACAATCTCGACCGCGCCATCGGGCGGGACCGATATTGTTAACAAGACTTATGTCGATTCTGTCGTCAGCGGGAACAACTACCACGCCGCTTGCGAATACGCGACGACGGCAGACCTCGGCACGGTGACCTATAACAACGGATCGTCGGGCGTCGGTGCTACAATCACCAAGACATCGCCATTCGCCACGCTCGCCATTGACGGCGGTAATCCATCGGTCGGCCAGCGTATCCTCGTCAAGAACGAAACCAGCGGCCAATATAACGGCATTTACACGGTTACAAGCGTTGGTTCGGGTTCTGTTGGCTGGGTGCTTACCCGCGCAACTGACTACGATCAAACCGGCACTGGTCAGAATGAAGTTGCGCCGGGCGACACGACGTTCATCATTAACGGAACAGTCAACGCCAATACCCAGTGGGTGCAGACAACGGACGCGCCAATTACAATCGGCACAACGCCGCTGGTGTTTGTGCAAATCGGTGCATCAACGTCATACTCCGCTGGCACGGGCCTCACGCTTACAGGCACCACGTTCAGCATCACAAACACGGCGGTTTCTGCTAATTCTTACGGTTCGGCATCGTCGGTCGGCACATTCACGGTTAATGCTCAGGGGCAGTTGACGGCGGCGTCCAACACGTCAATCGCCATCGCTGGCTCGCAAATTACGTCAGGCTCGGTCGGTGCAACGGTCGGCGGCACGGGCCAAACAGCAGTTGCGACCGGCGATTTGCTTTATGGCTCCGGCACAAATACTTGGTCGCGCCTTGCAGCGGGGACAAACGGTTACGTCCTCACATTGGCTGGCGGCGTCCCTACTTGGGCGGCATCAACTGGCGGCGTCACGTCATTCTCGGCTGGTACGACGGGGTTCTCTCCATCGACCGGCACGACTGGCGCGATCACACTGTCTGGCACACTTAACATCGCCAATGGTGGTACGGGGCAAACCACAGCATCTGCGGCTTTCAATGCTCTTTCTCCGATCACGTCCACGGGCGACCTCATCATTGGCAATGGCACAAATAGCGCAACGCGCCTCGCCATTGGAACGAGTGGCTATGTCTTGACCTCAAACGGCACGACGGCAACGTGGGCTGCGTCAACGGGCGGCGTAACGTCATTTAGCGCGGGAACAACCGGCTTGACGCCGAACACCGCCACCACCGGTGCTATAACACTTGGTGGCACACTTGCGATTGCGAATGGCGGCACGGGCATCACATCATTTGGCACGGGCGTCCAGACCGCATTGGGCCAAGCAGTCACTGGCTCGGGCGGTATTGTCTTGGCCACGTCGCCCACAATTACGACGCCGACAACAAGCGGCAACATCACAGCCACCGGCACAGGCGCGTTGTTCCTTGCTGACTTCACCAATACGACCGTGGCATCCCGTTTTGCCTTCCAAACCAGTACAGCCAACAGCACGACCGGCATCTATGCCCTGCCATCTGGCACCTCAACGGCGGCGTCTTGGCAAGCTACAAACAATTCTAATCCAACCAATGCGTCAAAAATTCTGATTGCGACGAACGGCTCAACCGACGTTCAGTTGGTATCTGGCATCAACGGCACCGGCACATATTTGCCGCTGTCGTTCTACACGAACGGTTCAGGCCAGTTTGCGATTAATACGTCTGGCGCGTGGGGCATTGGCTCTGTTGCAGCAGCCACGGTCAATTATGGCACTTCCGGTCAAGCCTTTGTGTCCGGTGGCCCGTCAGCACCCCCGACATGGACAACGATTACAGCCAGTGCGACAGGCGGCGGCACGGATCAAATCTTCTGGAATAACGGCCAGACCGTCAATTCGTCGTATAGCATCCCGTCAAACACCAACGCTGGCACGTTCGGGCCTGTCACTATTGCGAGTGGCGCGACGATCACGGTCGGCGCATCCTCGACTTGGACCGTAATATGACCGAAAAGAAATTTTACGTTTATACTTATAGTTATCCAGACGGGACGCCCTTTTACGTTGGTAAAGGAACGGGGCCGCGCAAGCGTATTCATTTGCGGGATGCTAAGGCTGGCCGTAACAATAAAAAATGGGCTGTTCGCGTTGTTGCCAAGTTGCTTCGCAATGGGCAAGAACCGATTATAACTGTTGTTAAAGATGGCTTAACCAGCCAAGAAGCACTTCAATTAGAAGTTGAATTTATCAGACAATATGGCCGGAAAGATATTGGAACCGGAATTTTGGTTAATTGCACGGATGGCGGAGACGGCGCCATTAATGTTTCCGATGAAACAAAGAAAAAACAAACTGCCAAATTTATTGAATGGTCAAAAACAAAACGGGTAGTTGACGATGAATATCGTCGCAAAATTAGCGAAACGCAGCGTGGTCGCAAATTGCCAGAAGAACAAAAAGAAAAAATACGGCAATATTACAGAACCCATAATTCTCCATTTAAGGGGAAAAAGCATTCTGATGAAACTCGTGCAAAAATGAGCATAAGCCAAAAAAGAAATGTGGTTCGCAGCCCGCATAGTGAATTTACAAAACAAAAACTTTCCGCCAAACGGCAGGGAGAACTTAACCCATTTTTTGGCCGAAAACATTCTTCTGAAACATTGGAGAAAATTGCTTCTTGGGGGCGTGGTCGCCCCGGTCCTTGGACTGGGAAAAAGTTTTCAGAAGAGCATATGGCCAAATTAAGGATGCGGCAGATTTGCCCACATTGTGGTAAAGAAGGTGGCGGAAGTGCCATGAACAGGTATCATATGGATCGGTGCAAGAGCCGGATAGTTCTGGCGGAGGCGGCATAATGGGCAATTTAACACTCAACGGATCATCGTCAGGTCAAATTACCTTGTCCCCACCAGCGGTTGCGGGAACGCAGACGCAAAGCCTTCAGGCGGCATCCGGAACGATCCCTCTCATCAATTCGGCTGGCGCGTTGGTGAACACAGGTCCGTTCTTTGTGAACTCGCAAACTGTCTCAACATCGTATAGTATCCCGTCAGGAAGCAGCGCAGTGTCAGCCGGGCCGATTACGGTCAATTCTGGCATTAGCGTTACGGTTCCAAGCGGCTCTAAGTGGGTGGTGCTGTAATGGCTACGATCTTAAACGCAACCACATCTTCTGGCCTTGTTGTCACTCCTGACAACAGTGGTGCCGTTGCTATTCAAAATAATGGCACGACAGCCATTACGGTTGATACGTCCCAAAATTTGAGCATGACGGGCGGCGGAAAAATTCTTAGCAATGCGTCTAATACCGCCCCTGCTTTTGGCGACAGCACAGGAAGGCAAATTGGCACATTGTGCAAGGCTTGGGTATTTTTTAGCGGCTCCACGGGCGGCGCAACTGTTAACGCTTCATTTAACGTGAGTTCTTTGACCAGAAACGCTCAAGGCGATTATACCGCCAATTTTACCAATGCTTTATCAAGTGCAAACTATGCAGCAGTTGGAAATTTTAGCGCCGCATCGAGTGGAAGCAGCAATTATCCGACAGGTGGAATGGCAATGTATCAAAACGCATCATTTTCGGCTGTCGCTCCAACAACATCAGCCGTGCGGTTTTATATGTATAATACAGCGGTCAATTTAGCGATTGACCCTGTTTATGCTTCTTTGGCCGTGTTCAATTAAGGGGACGGATTGTGTCGCAAGTCATCATATACACAAATGAAAATGGCGGCGTATCGGTTTGCACTCCTACGGGTGAATTGCCGATTGAAGAAGTGTTGGTAAAGGATTGCCCTGCCGGTGCAATGATTGTGGATGCTGCAATAATCCCAAAAGGAGACGATGATAAATTTTTCAACGCATGGAAAATTAATGGTTCGTCGGTTTCTGTGGATATGCAATTGGCGCAAACGATTGCCACCAACAATCTTAATGCAATGGCAAAAACGGAAGCATCCCATCGCTTAACAAACACGGCTGCTGGAATTTCAAATAAATTGTCTGACACTGATTGGCTGGCAATTTTGACAACAGCCCGTAATTCTATCACTGCGGCCAAGACAACAACTGATCTTGTAACTGCCGTTTCCCCCGTAGAACAAGCAATTCAAGGGAACGCATAATGTCATCCATTACTCTCAACGGTGATACCAGCGGCTCAGTGCAGTTGACCGTGCCAGCAGTGGCGGGAAGCAGTGTTATCACTGTCCCATCGGGAACAGGCACAATCGCGGTGCAGGGTGTCTCTACAAATATTGTGAGTGGAACCCCCCAGACGTTAACATCTGGAACTTCATACACATTTACCGGAATTCCATCATACGTCAAAAGAATTACTTTTGTTTGCAACGGATTAAAAACAAACGGGTCAAGTTTGTTTCTTGTTCAATTGGGAACATCAAGTGGCATCGTGTCTTCTGGGTATTTGGGTTATTTTGCATATTTGAATACAACCAGCAACGCAGGAAGTGGTAGTTCTTCTGCTGGGTTTCCGTTCCAGCATGGCGGATCGTCAGACACACTTTATTGCAATATGACGATTATGAACATTTCAGGGAACAATTGGCTGTCAACTCATTCTGGCGGATTTTTTAACGGTAGTTCAAATTTTGGCATCAATGGAGGCGGCTCTATCGCTCTTAGTTCGGTTCTAACAAGTTTGACTATTACATCTTCCTCAGCCGATACATTTACGGCTGGCACAGTCAACATTTTCTACGAGTGAGATAAACCATGACTACCATAGTTGACGGAACCAATGGCATCTCCTTCCCAGTAACTGCTGGCGGCACATCTGCACAGCAAGTTATATTACTTTGATGGAGATCGGGCAATGACCGCAACACTTCAAACTACCAACATCCAAAACGCTGCTTCCTCCACGACCAATCTTGCATTGGATACGTCAGGCAACGTGACTGTCGGCAGCAGTCTGACGGCTGCAAACAATATCACGGCCACATCTGGCACGGTGGTGATGGCGTCTTCGTTTTTGCGAAATCGCATCATCAATGGTGCGATGCAGATTGCTCAGCGCGGTACGTCTGCTACAGTCACGGCAGGAACTGCTGTTCCAACTGCATCAGCAGGGTTTCCATGTGTTGATCGTTGGTTCGTTTATTCAACAGGTGCTAACGTAACTGCCGCACAAGTTGCAGGTAGTGGTAACAATAAAAATCTTCTTCAGATCACAGGCGCTGCTTCTGTAACGGCAGTTGGTGTAGGCCAACGCATCGAGCAATTAAATTCGTATGATCTCGCGGGCCAGACATGCACTCTTTCGGTTCTGCTTGCGAACAGCACTTTGACAACCGTGACGTGGACAGCGTCGTATGCAAATACTGCTGACACGTTTGGAACCATTGGTACCCCGACTAAAACTCAAATTGCGACGGGTACGTTTACAGTTTCGTCAACCCTGACACAATATACTGTAAATATTGCTGTTCCTTCTGCTGCTACTACCGGGATTGAAATTCTTTTCACGGTTGGCGCACAGACGAGTGGAACATGGTCTATTGGAAACGTCCAATTTGAACCCGGCTCCATCGCCACACCGTTTGAACGGCGGTTGTATGGGCAGGAGTTGATGCTGTGTCAGCGGTATTATGAAAAGACTTATGACATAACCACAGCGCCGGGAACGGTAACAAACAATGGCATTTTGTCTATGATGTCATTTGCTTCAAAAACAATTAGAACGGTATGGAAATTTGCGGTTTCAAAAAGAACCGCTCCAAGCATTACTTTTTACAATCCTAACAATGGAAGCACAACAAATCCATTTAGAGATTTTGATAGCAGCACAAATTATAATGGCGGAACCGACGCAATTGGGACTGATAACGTAACTGCTTCTTGGTATTATGCCGCAGGAGGCGGGAACACAAACGGTGAATGGGGCGGCGTCCATATAACTGCATCGGCGGAGTTGTAATCATGTATGAAAACGCACAATATATTTTTTCAAATGGAAAAAATGATTGCATCCGCGTTGACATCAACGGCGTGACCAGTTTCGTGCCGCTTGACCCCGCCAACACCGACTACGCTGCCATCATGGCCCTCGTCGCAGAAGGCAAACTTACCATTGGAGCCGCACAATGAGCATTATTTTAAGCGGACAGGTTGGCGAAACCCCAGCCCAATGGACGACAGCCACACGCCCTGCAACGCCCAACACGGGGCAAACAGGCTTTAATACAACAACCGTTGCGCCAGACGTCTATAATGGCTCGGCGTGGACAAGTGTTTTGTTGACAACCACCGCAAACAACCAAAGCACAACCGGCCCGACTCAAACAATTTATACATCCGGTTCAGGCACATACACTTTACCAGCAGGTGTAAAGTGGATTCGCGTCCGCATGGTTGGCGGCGGCGGTGGTGGTGGCGGAAGTGGTTCGGGCGGCCAAAGTAATGGTGGCACAGGCGGGACAACCACTTTTGGTACGTCATTTTTAACTTGCAATGGCGGCGGCGGTGGTAGTGCTGGCAGCAACGGAGGCACTGGTGGTTCTCCCAATACGGGAGGAACGGCAACAGGCGGGGACTTTAACGCTCAGGGAGCATTTGCTCCCACACAAAGCGCGTCTAATGCTACTGGGGGAGGAAATTTAACCAATACTTATGGACAATGCGGGGCAAGCACTATTTTTGGCTCTGGAGGAAATTCGGGGAGCAATGGCGGAGGAAGCGGAACGGCTGCACAAACAAATTCCGGTGCCGGTGGCGGCTCTGCTGGGGGCGGAAGTGGAATTTATTCTGGCCAAGCGGGTTCTGCCGGTGGGTATTTAGAAAAAATTATGACTTCTCCGTCTTCAACGTATTCTTACTCTGTTGGTGCTGGCGGCACCGCTGGGTCAGCAGGTTCAGGCGGCGGCGCTGGAGGCGCGGGCGGTTCTGGCATCATTATCATTGAAGAACATTATAACTATTAAGGTGATGCCATGACCTCTCACGACAACAGCAACCTCATGATCGACAGCGCAATCGCTGCGGGGGCCATGACACTCCCTTGGTGGGCGGAGGTTATGGGGGCTTGGGCGGCATTTTTCGTGACGATTGGCTCGCTCGGTTTGTTGATATTTAGAATCATGCTTGCCTATCGCGAATGGAAAAGGGGCTAACGCAATATGCCAACCCTCGTCACAAGAGGAGCAGCATCGGCAAAGGCGTTTGGGTTCACAAGCGGCTACTCTAACCCTGTGCCTTCGCAGGTTGCCTTTACAACGCCGGGAACATACTCTTGGACCGTTCCGGCCAATGTGCGTTCGGTGTGTGTTGTCGCGGTCGGCGGTGGCGGTAGTTGCAATCTTCCCGGATACTATGCCGGTGGCGGCGGCGGTCTTGGCTGGAAAAACAATATCCGCGTCGTGCCGGGGCAGTCTTACACTGTCGTTGTAGGGGCCGGTGGCACAGGCGGTGACGGCGGAAACAGTTATTTCATCAACACGTCAACTGTGTGCGGTTTTGGCGGCAAAGGCGGCGGTCACGCTTATAACGCAGGCGGCACATACACAGGCGACGGCGGCGGCAACGGTGGCCAAGCGTCCGCAAACGGTCAGCCCAGCTCACCGGCATCAGGTGGCGGCGCGGGTGGCTACACCGGCAATGGCGGCAATGGCGGTATTGGTTATTCAACGCCCGGTTCAGGCGGTGGCGGTGGTGGCGGGTCTGCCGGGGGTTCGGATGCTGGTGGCGCTGGTGGTGGCGGTGTCGGCATCTTGGGCCAAGGGTCAAACGGCGCTGCCGGTGGCGCAGGTGGCGGCGGCTCGGGTGGACAAAACGGCGGCGCGGGTGGCGACGGAACGCAAGGTTCTGGCGGCGCTTATGGTGGCGGAGCCGGTTCCGGGTTAAACGCTAACACGACAGGCGGTGGCGGCGCAGTGCGTATTCTCTGGGGTAAGGGTCGCGCCTACCCCGCAACGAACACACAGGATTACTGATCATGGCTACGACGACAAATTTGGCGCTGAACGAACCCGCCTATAACAGCACGTCACCGACGTGGGATCAGCCATTGAACAACAACGCAACCATCTTGGATGCGATCTTTGGCAATACGACATCAATCGCCTTGACCAATGCAAACGTCACGCTGACCAGCCCGTCATCGTCGGGTGGCGGCAATACGCAAGCCATGCGGATTAAATTCACCGGCGCGATCTCGGCCAACATCATCGTGACCGTCCCCGCCATTGGCGGGTTCTGGATTTTCACCAACGCAACATCCGGTGCTTACACGGTAACAATTGCGTCAGCCGGTGGCGCAAACTCCGTCGTCGCGCCGCAAGGATACAGCGTCTTTTTGTATTCGGATGGCTCGGGCATTTATCCCGCTGACAATGGGTTGCTCAACTCGCTCACCAGTTTGGCTCTGACAGGAACGCTTTCGGTCGGCGGCGCATCGACGTTCAATGGCACATCGGCCTTTAACGCGACTGCGACCTTGAGCGGTTCATCGTCCACGCTCGCTGCCGTTTTGCAAAACGCTGCCGAGCCGGTCACGATTGTGGGCTCTGGCGCATCAAGCACGATCAATTTTGACGTGTTGACGCAATCGATCTTGTTTTATTCGGCGAGCGCGACCGGCAACTTCACAATCAATGTGCGCGGCAATGGCTCCAATACGTTCAACTCGGTTGTCTCGACCGGTCAAGTTGTCACGATTGCCTTCTTGGCAGCGCAGGGATCAACGCCATATTACGAGACAACATTCCAGATCGACTCAACGACCGTCACTCCGAAGTGGCAAGGTGGTTCGGCACCGGTATCCGGCAATGCCAGTGGGATCGATGTCTACACCTACACAATCATCAAGACAGGCTCCGCATCCTATACCGTCTTGGCAGCTCAAACCCAGTACGCGTAAGCCATGCAATTCACTTGGACATACCCGCAATTCATCGTAAAACCGCAAGAAGGCACGTTGCAGAACGTTGTCGTCGGCATCAATTGGGTATGCACCGGCACGGACGGCACGAATACGTCATCTGCATCCGGTACGGTTAAACTTGGCAGCCCTAATCCTGCCGAGTTCATACCGTATCAAGACATCACGCAGGAGATGGCGGCGAGCTGGGTGGCCTCTTTAATCAGCGTCCCTGGCGTTGAGGCACAGATTGCGGCGCAGATTGCCGCTTTGTCTCCGGCACCGATTCAACCGCAAAATCCACCATTCTGGGTAGGTGACTAATGGACCCGTTTACCGTATTGGCTGGTGCCACTGCTATCTACAACGGGCTGAAGTCTGCCGTCAGTGCGGGCGAGGACGTCGTTGATACCGCGCATCGAGTTGGTAGCCTTATGTCCGAAGTCGCCAAAGTCGTTCAGCTTGTGTCAATGCCGCGCAAGAAGAAGGTGTTTCAGTCGCAGGCTGAGTTTGAAGCGCAGGCGATGAAGCTCTATGCTGCCAAAGACAAGGCCAAACAAATGGCGGCAGAGGCAAAGAATATGTTTGTCGCCATGCACGGTGTCGCGGCGTGGGACAATGTTCAGCGCAAGGTTATTGAGTTGCGGAAAGAAGCCGCGCGACAGGCTAAGGAAGAGTATGAACAAGCGATGGAAACCCGTCGCGACGTGATCATGGTGTCGAGCATTGTGGGCGGCCTTCTGGCGGCCATGGCTGGCCTCGGCATCTGGTTGTCATTAACGCACTAATAGGGGATCAAAATGGACCTTTTGAAATCATTCGGCCCACTTATTGGGTCAATCGCACCAACTATTGCGACCGCGCTCGGCGGCCCTGTCGCTGGCATGGCTGTCAGGGCTATCTCGGGCGCTTTGTTCGGCCACGAGAACGCTTCCGAAGACGACATTATGGCCGCTCTTGCCAATCCTAACGGCGATCAGCTTGCCGCGCTTAAAAAGATCGACGCCGACTTCAAGGTTCAAATGAAGTCGCTCGACATCGATCTTGAGCGCATCTCTGAGGCTGATCGCGATTCGGCCCGCAACATGGAAATTCAAACGCGCGACTGGATTCCGCGCGTCCTTGCGGTTGGTGTCACGCTCGGGTTCTTTGGCATCGTGGGTTACATTTTGCATTATGGCCTGCCACCGACCGGAGGCGAAGCGCTTTTGATGCTGATCGGAACGCTCGGCACGGCATGGACAAGCGTGATGGG